GTCGGCAGGAAGCTAGGATCCGGACCCCAATCTTTCGATTATTTTCCGGAAACTGTGGTGCTTAGAGTGCACTTAACTATTTGCAGTCCTTGCCACCCGGGATTAACCCGAGGACAGGTGCTTGCGGTAGGCAGACTCTACTTCCCTCGGAGGTGACTAATCTCCTTGGGTTGTCAGTTCAGATAAATTCTATGAACTAGTACCCCCCTCCCTCTCATCGAGAGGTACTCAGGCCTTCCCCCCCACGCCCATTCTCAGCCGAAGCCTAACCCAGAGCCGGAAGAATTCCAGCACCTTGGCGACCTCGACGTCCTTTGGACGTTTGAGGGCTCGAGCTGCAGAAGGGCTGATCAAGTCCACCTTCTCCGCCGATCTTACGACCTGTGCAAATATAGCACTGGTCTGGACGGGATTAAATCGGAGATTTAACCGCTGCAAGTGTTTCATAGATTCCTCAGCCAGGTCGATAGACTTTAGCGCTGACACAGAAGCCTTGTTAGACTCTGCATCAATCAGTCGACCACACGGATCCCAGGATCCTTCCTCCGCGAAGAAGATATCCGACTGCATCGAATCGACGCGGTCCCGTGCGGGCGTCAGTACCTCAGTGATCAGGCCAGTGGCCCAAGCATTGAAGCTGATTAACCGAGAAAGCGAATCATCAAAGTTCGCCTTAACGATCGCTGAATGCGACGTGAGCCAATCAAGCCACGTCGGCATCGCAAAGCGGCCTCCGGTTACCGGCTGAGTCAGCAGGACCAGCAAGACTTTCAATCTCCTAGGGACAGCGTCCCATGGAGCGTCCACCTTGCTGGCTCCTTTGAAACCGACCCCTAGAGCACGAACAAAGTTCGCAAGTGACCCGACGGGGTACCACACCGATAAGGCGTGGGCGACACCAGCGGAGTGTTGGGCGGCTGCCCAAAACTTCACCGGTAGTCCACTAACAAGTTCTCCTCGAAAGAAGAACTTCTTAGCGAACTCGAGAGTTTTACCTCTCGCCTCCAGAGATTTCGCAATCCCTATACCGAGTCCGACCAGTTCACAGAACTTTCTGTACTCTAGGGCTACTCGGTCGTCGGCGATAACGATGTCATCACCTAAGACCGCATATCGGTCGAACCACTTCGCTTCCCCCGCGCGATAAGCTGCGAACTGCACCATAGCATGGTGTGTCAAAGCTAGCATCGCCCAACTTGAAAAGGCTCCCATCGGTTGGCCGACGGCATACCTAAGGTCCCTTCCTTTGTTTCCAAGACCAGCTGCCTTACAGATCGTCGATCCAAGGTAGTAGCCCCTTCCGCAAAGCAATGCTTTCCAAGTCGATGCAAAATGTCGACCAAAGAATTGCCATAACAGCAATCCCTGAAGGAGGACGGGAAGTCTATCCGTCGCTGCACTCAGGTCAAAAGAATAAATCTTCTGATCAAACGAGACAACCTTCAGAAGCCGTTTCACGGGCTTCATCTGGTCAAACGTTCCATCTTGAGGGATCTCCCGTAATACGGAAAAGATCCACTCGTGCAGGGGCTTCAAGGCAACTTGCGTCCAATAATCCACCATGGCGAAAACCCGGGCTTTGCCCGCAGGTTCTATCTTTACAGATAGTCGGCCGTTTTTCTCAGACCCATTCGGGTACTCTCTACGCTTCCTTAAGCCTATCTCCTTCAGAGTTACCTCCGAAGTTGGCAGACCTAAATCATCCGTTTTGAATGCCTTTATGGATCGTCTGACACGTTCCAACACGGCAGACGACATAGTCATCCTTCGTGCGGTCGGCGCGGCCTCCGCCACCTCAGTCATCAGCGTCCATAGGGACTTTGTCGTCCCCGTACCTCCCGGAGTTACCGAGAGGTAACGGAAAAGACTCCATCCCCATTGGCCTTCGGTCCACCTCTTTGCAGAGTTGAACCTACATCCAAATGAGGTTGATGGACCAACTTCGCCATTCTCCCAATCAACGTTCGGGAGATCGGCCGAAGATTTCATTATGGGCAACACTGACGGTCTCCCAAGAACGTCGGTCCCAACGTCCAAGAGTTTCTCGCCTGTATGCACCTCAAGCTGCGGCACAAACCTACTTCGTATGAACCTACACCATTCCTGAAGAAATACCTTGTTAAGGTTAACTCCAGGATCCGTGATGGTACCAAACTTATACTTCGGTTCGATTAGCAGTATGCGATACATACCCAATAACGTGAGCCAGAACCTAATGGTGGATTCATCTCCCCTTCGAATGAAACCCCGAGCATAGCTCGGAATCACTCTAGGAAGACTAGAACCACCCACGGCCACGGCTACTTTCGAGATCGCTCTCGAGTTCACCTTAAGTTCCGACCCTGGCACACCCTGCATCAGCATAGTGTGCGCAGTTTTCAAGTATTGGACTAGCCCGGGCACCCCCTGCTTACGTACCATATTCGCTACCCACTTTGCGAAGGTCGCTAATTGGATTATCTTACTTCGAGTCGGTCTACCTGACACTAATCTTGCCCATGAGATCATGGGCTCCATTAGATGTCTCCAGACTTTTAGATCTGGACGCCAATGAACTAGTTTCGCGCTTATCCTAAGGTTTTCAACCCTAAGTAGCTTGAAAAGCATTATATTTATTTTCGTAGATATTTTGCCTAGTTCACCTTCGGTTTCCGACCTTTGACAGTCGGGCCGCAGGCGCTCCTGAGCGGAGGCGATAGGATCGCTGAAGGATTCCATTAGTAACCCACTTTGCTTCCACAGACCCCTCACCCTTCTTACACCGACGGTGTCCCAAAGAATGAATTTTCTGCTTCCACAAGGTAGCTCTTTTGGCACCTTCACCCTCGTCTACCTGACGGTACACAGGGTCCCAAGCTATATAGGCGCTCACCTCCTTTCCACAATCCTAGTGGACTTTGGTAAACCAACGATTTCTCGAAGGCCCACTACTCGTCGCTATTGACTGTATCCGGGAAGATCACACCTATATAGGAATGTAGCTTCTCCCGATCTCTAGTGTCAACAACTTTGGGCTGTACTCAGCGCTGTGTTTTCCATTCATGCCTATTAGTATTACTACGTTCAGTCACAGGTATAACCTTGGCTAACTGAGGCTCCCTCCATCGTTTATATTCGAGATCTCGGTATCTCATCTTACAGAGCTCCGCTTTTAACGTTTGTTTACCTACATCTTATCTAGTCTTGGTCCTGCCGACGGGGTCTCTACTGACTTGACAGTCTAGTGGGGGCTTTCATCGCAAGGCGCCCGACAGCCTTTGGTTCCATCTCCCTGTAGCTGGTATCGCTCCAGTAGCAGGTATTCGGACTACGTGCTCCGATCCCGTTCTGCGGGACCGTACCCGTGCAAACGGAATACAGCGGCAAAGCTGCGTTACCGCCACACGCGGCGTGCTTGAGGCGTTGGTCCTACTTCGGTTCCAAAGACCCGACGTGCCTACGAATCCAGTAAATCTGTATTCTATCCACGACAAAATACTCCGACCCCCAGGTCGACCGTTCTGAGAGTTCCTCAGACGAATATCGGTTTCCGGATACTCGCGCATCAATCCTTTTGGGATCGCGCTAACTCGCTGACCGGTGCTTAGAGGGACTTGGTCGTCCCCCCCGTGCACGCAGTCATTTAAGACAAATTGGAACTAATCCAAAGAGCCCGAGCGACGTTGTTGCTTGAGGTTCTAGGTTTAGAACCAGCCAGGGCATCGCCCTG